CTTCAATGGATAACGGTCCAAGTCAGACAGCTTGGGGTCCAGCATGAACTGCATCGCGAACCCTGATTTTCCGTAGGAGGCTTCCCGTTCTGCAAGGTCAATCTCGGAGAATCGTGTAGGTTCTGTGGGCAACCCTACGAGGTCATCGTCGATACATGAGGAGGCGATGTTACTTCGGTAGACCTTCTCGGACTTCTCCAAAGCGACCTTCTTCGCCGGCCAGATGCGAGTCTCGTAGTCCCGCTCAAGCATCTTGTTGTAGATACTGTCTTCGCACTGTGGAGTCCCGAGGAACAGAATGCGACTGTCATCGTTGGGCTTGAGGATAGCTTCAAACTCCTTGACCTGTTCCGAGAGCTTGTCCCGCATGGATTGGGTCGCGGAGTTGTTGGGAACCTCTACGTCATCAGCCACAATGATGTCTGCACGGCTACCAGTAAGCTGGGATGTTATACCGAGGGACTTGACGCTGGGGGCGTGTGAGGCTTGCGCTGGGCCAACGTCAAAGGATATCTTGGAGAAGCGTTGTTTGTCGTTGGGCTTCAGGTGTCCGAGGATCTCCATCTCGTGGATGAGGCGGAGGGTGAACGTGGAGAAGTCATCGGCGCGGTTCTTGGACGCAGAGACCACCAGGATGTTCTTCTGTGGGTCAAGCAGTAGTTGGTGAACGACGAAGGCTGAACAAATCCATGACTTACCTACACCACGGAATCCTTGGATCACACCACGGCGTGGCCCGTTCTGCATCCACTCGGCTATCTCGTATTGGATAGGAGTGGGCGCAGGAAGTGAAAGATGGTTCCATGCCATCCAAAGGAAGTTACGGAAGTCTTGGAGTTGTTTAGGGAGTTCGTTCATTCGTTAACTACTTGGTCCGTTGGGTCATCAAAGGGAAGGATGTTCACAAGGTTGTCCATCGGCGAGCCTTTGGTGACTGCTGCGCTGATGTTATTATCCTTAAGTAACTGACGGGCAGCGTTCAGGAGAGCGGGGGTGTCATCGCCACTTTGGATGCGGTCAATGAAGGTGTCAATCAAGAGGTCTTGGAGACCCTCCATTTTAATGCTACGGGATTCGTCTTTCATCGTTTGGTTAGTGCATGGTAAATCTTAATAACCATGTATGTTAAGGTTGTTAAACCCACAGCGATAGCTACTAATGTGTTCACTTGTTCTAGGGTTATGTTGGCAATCAATCCGGTGACTCCGATCATAGGTGTGTTAACATTTGGGTTCATGGCTTAACTTGAGTAGGTGCTACCGAAGACAACGAAGTGAAAGCTCATGTTAGAACCCTCGGCTGATGCTGACTCAATATCAAAAGTAGAAGAGGTCTTTGCTTTAACCATCACTGGCCCGTAGTCTAGGTTATCGTTTGAGCTTTCTAATGACACAACCACCACATAGTTTGCGTTAGCTAGCGGAGCGGTTAACGTGATTCGCCTTCTGTCTGTGTCCACCCTTGTAACGGTTGCGTTGTATTCATTAGAGATGGTAGGAGTCGCGCTGTCACTTGAATAAGATACTACACCATAAGCTCTTGGAGAGAACGGACTATTCTTAAGAACATCAGGAGTCACCACTCCGGCGGCACTTTGTCCTTCCATTTCGGCTTTACTCGCTGGGGCAACTTTAGCGTATGTTACAGCGTCATCCAGTATCTTCACGGTGGTGACTGCATTACTGGCAAGCTTGTTCGCGTCTACGGCACTGTTCTGTATCTTTGCCGTGGTCACAGCATCCGTGGCGAGCTTGTCGGCGTTTACTGCGGCATTCTGTATCTTTGCCGTGACAACAGCATCCGTGGCCAGCTTATTTGAATCCACTGCGGTATTCGCTATCTTCGCGGTGGTTACTGCTGAATCAGCCAGAGATCCTTCACTAACACTCTGGATACCACCCCTCGTAAGCGCAGCGTCCTCGTTCATTTCCTGTGCTGCGAACAAGTTTTGTTTATAGGCGAGGTTGAGGTCTGTGTCATTTAAGACAGCACCGTTGGTGAAATCCACAAGTGCGGTAGATGTGGTAGCGCGATGGACACGTATCTGGTTCGCTGAGTGTCCTGTGATTTTACTCAGCCCGCTCCAAGCGGACGATGTGCATGTCACGGTTTTCGCCGCGAAGTCCAAGGTGTAATCAACTCCTTCGATTAGTGCGAGCTTTTGAGAGCCTTCAGAGGCTGATGTATTGATAACAAAAACTTCTATATCGTCAGCACTTAGCGCGTCCAAGGAGAAGGTGATAGGGTTAGTCCACTCAGATATGGTTGAGCTTTCTAATTGATAATACGACAGGGCGGTTGTTGTTGTTAAAGCCATGGTGTTTTAGAGTGATGGGATTGGGTTAATTGATTGTCCGGTGCGGAGTTGATAGTTACGTTGTTGAACCTTTCTGACAGCTTGTTGTAGTTCTGGAAACTCTTTAATAACAAGATGTTTGGCGACTCTACGGTAGCGTGAGATGATTCGCTGAGTGAGTTGAACTCGGGGATCTTTGGTGCTGTCACTAACTCCGAACTGAGCTACATTCTGTTCAGCCTCTTGATACGCTGGGGATTTGAACACCGCCTTTAGTGCCTGTCGAAGAGTGCGTCCATATATCTTATGCTCACTCGTGATTTCCAACATGCGGTCGTAGGCTTGCCTTCCATTGGCGTTGGTGAACTCCCTCATGTCCGTTTCTTTTCCCTTAGTCCAGCCCGTTGGAGGCATCGAGAAACCATACAGAAGTCCTTGGATCTTTTCATCAACCAAGTCGTTTTTGGTGGTTTGGATATAGAGTGGGTTAACCATAGCAAAGAGGCCACCGGGGTTCTGCTTGTAAATCGCTTCACCAAGGAAGTTTCTTCTTGGGGGAACATTCTCTTCGGCAATCGGAACCTTACGCCAGATAGCGTCTGCAAGGGTGCGTGACTCTCGGAGCATCTGTTCACCGTTGGCGTTCTTGAGTTTATCAACAAACATAGGAACTGCCATTGCTGCTCCGATGTCCTTGAACGTCTTAGGAAGGAATATCTCAGGTTCCCTTGTGATGTTGAGGATGTTGTTAACACCCCGAAGGAATGATTTGTCGGTCATGTTCTCCGCAATAGTAAAGGCTAACGCTGAGAACACCTCGGCATACCCTTCACCTTCGTTAGGGTTCATCCTTGTGAACTCTGCTGCGTCAGCAACGATTCCGATCATGGTAGCCAGTGGGTCTATTCGTTCATAGCTCACGTATGTCTTGGAGCCGTCTTCATTCTTAAGAACGAAAGAGTAAGGTCTCCATCCGGTGGCCATCAATGCCTCTCTCTCTTTTCTGTTACGTGGTCCCCCTCCGGTGATGCGATCTGAGTGTTGGTAAGCAAAGTAAGTCATCGCGGAGGTTGCTGCTACGGCTGTCGCTGTGCGTCCTTTAACTGCTGCCTGTTGCATCGGGGTGAGGTTCGCCCACTCCTCCTTACGTTGATCTGCGGTCTTTCTTAGGAGAGGACTTAGCTTTTCAATCGCCAGCCCAGGAAGCGTGCGCCTCCACCCAAAGTGAAGAATGTTCATAGGCGTGCTAACGAACGGCATGTTAAACTTAAAGATAGGCATGTGGTCCAAGCCTTGTTTGAGCAACTTGGTGAACGCTCCTGGTTCGTCGGTGAAGGTGCTTTCGCGTGCGAACATCTCAGTCGTTCTGGATAACACATCAGCATTTGATTTATCAGGCCCGATGTCCTTGATGCGTTTCTCAACGATCTCTGCGACTCTTTTCTGGAACTTAACCGCATCTGCTCGGCTCAAGCCCTCGTCGTTAGCTTGTTTAACAGCCGAACGCAAAACCCTAGCCTCAGAGTAGAGTGAACCGTCTTTGTTGAACATCTTCTTTACATTAGTATTAACGTATTGTTCGACTTGATCGCGGGGGATCTTCTTGGCAATAGCTTCAGCCGCGAAGTGCGTCCTGAGATACTGCATTGAGGCCATTGTTTTGTTGAGCGTGTCAGCCGATCCGTTGATCCTGTTAGGAAGGCGCGTAAGGACGTTGATGGTGTCCATGACTTTAGCCATGGGTTGACTACTGAGGAAAGCGTTGTTGGACCAGTTGGAGGAAGCCCAAGCTCCTATCTCATCCCCAGAATCGTCAAACATCCTCGGACCACCTAAGAGCGCGTCTTTGTCCATCTTCCAAGCCGCATTGCCCATTCTGAAAGCATCCGACACCCCGTAGAACAGATTGTGCATGGAGAGAGAGGCTTTGAGTAGCGGAAGGTTTCCGGTCAATGCGGCTCCTGCGGCTAACTCCAGTTGTTGAAGAGTTCGCGAAAGATGAGGCGTTACCACGTTGATAAGAACTGTTGGAGGACCACTTAGGAGACTTCCTGTGAACCACTGTAATCCCATGTCCAGCACCTTTCGGAACCCTGACTTCTGTGCTATTTTGGTTACGTTTCGTGCGGTCTCGTCGCCTTTCCCCATCTTCTCGGCAAAGGTAATGCGTTTAGCTAAAGTGCGGGCATCTCGTGAACCAAGTGTTTGGTTAATGAATTTTTTGTATTTAGCCTCACTTGTGATTTCCGACGCTTCGATCCTTCGTCTGGCCGCTTCTTCTCGGGCCTTCTTGATCTTTTCAATCTCCTCTTTGGTTTTCTTGGGGTCGTTCTTAGGCTTCTTAAGACGAGCTAGTTTTTGTTCAAGTTTTCTCAGTTCCTTGATCTTGTCTGCCTTGCCTTGTAATCTGCCAATATCCGCTTCAACCTTCGCAATGTCTTTGTTGTTGTTATTAAGGTCGGCGAGTCTTTTTTCAAGACCATCTCTTTTTTTCTTGGCGGTCCTAGCTTCCTTAACTTGCTCAGTAAGCTCATCAATCTTATCTTTTGATGCTCCGTCCTTTTTAAGTTCAGCAAGCTGGCGTTGGAGAGTTGAATGAGATTTCCCGCCGGCTGGCTTAAGACGATCAATCTCCGCTTGGAGTGCGCTTGAGTCCATCTCTCCGTCCTTGACTTTATCTTGAAGCTCTTTGAGGCGAGCTAACTGAGTAACATCCTCCTTCGCTGCTTTCACCTTCGCTTGAAGATCCACTTCCGTCTGATCCGGTGTGCGCGTTTCCTTGGGCTTCCCTTCGTCGGATGCCTTTGCGGTTCCCTCATCGGATGCCTTTGCGGTTCCCTCATCGGATGCCTTTGCGGTTCCCTCCTCGGATGCCTTTGCGGTTCCCTCATCGGATGCCTTTGCGCCGGCTTTCCCTGTGGCTCCTTCCTCGCCGGCTTCGCGTGTCTTAAGGTAGTCATCAAGATCCGCCTGGGTCTCCTGTACCGCATCCTTTGCTGCTTGAACGTGAGGCGACATGTCAGCGTCATTGGCTAGGTCTTTTAGCTCCTGCTCCCTGACCTCTCGGGTTTTCCTGTTACGCTCAATCCCTTGGAGAAAGTCTTCGCCCTCAAAAGCGTCCTTGTAGTTCTTGGCGTAGGATTCCACGTAACTGTTCAAGGAGTCCGTAAGCTTTTCTATTCTGCCAGCTTGTCGTTGTGCGAAGGCGAAACTTAACCCCGTGCCCACAGCCGAACGGTGCGCCATGTAGTTTTGGAGTTGTGCCTCGGCTTCAATCATTTCAAGCTCCAGCCCCTTGATTGTTTTTTCGTCCAACCCTTTGGACTGTGCGTTTGTTATTCGTTCAGCTAAACCTACAACTCGGTGCGTGCTTACTTGCATGCCTTGGGTGTAAGCGTGCTGGTGTAACATCACGGACTGAATAAGCGGGAACACATCAGGGATTGCGTTTCCATCTTTATCCTTTGTCGTGACGAGCTTTAACACGCTCCTGTAAACATCTGGGGATCCACCGGTAGCTTCCTCACGCGCAATGACATCTGCGAACGCTTTTCGGAAGTTGTCCTCAGTGACTGTAGGGAAGTCGTTGTCTAACTCGGAAGTGAGTCGGTTAACAAGCTCTCTCTGCTGCGCGAACGTCTTCGCTCCTACTAATTGTTCTAAAGCGTTGGCGTTGTTTCTGAGGGCTTCTGCACCTCCGGTATAACAAGGTTTACTCATGATTGTTTATTATGTGATTGTTGTTGTTTATTTACACTCAGGGTATCTAGGAAGAATGCTTGTTGGGTCAGCCTTGGTGTTAGGGCTTCCGACATAATCGAGGCGGCTCATTTGCATGTCGGCCTGAACTCTCAATAACGACTCAGGGACCAGAGCCTCTACTTCATCAGACAACTTTAACCCCTCCTCAGTTGCAAGTCCAGTGTCCACCAGCGTGTGTT